GGATTATATGAAGATTTTGTTGTATTACCTAGCATAGCTCTTGTTAGGTCTACCCCATGTTGTTTAAATTTAAGCGCTGTATCTCGCACGTAACATGCAGTTGCTAGCGACATTATTAAATCGTCGTTATAACCTGTTTGGGCTTCTGGTCTGCCATTTTTCCACACAAAAGTACGCAGTTCATCTAATGTACGTTTTGATTGAATTAATATACCATTTTCTTTAATATATGCGTCTAATTTGGCTATAGTTAAGGGTCGAGTTCTAAGTGACATAGTAAATCCTGCTACCATTTTTGATTTATCAATTAAATCATATCCTTTAGCTATATATGATTCAGCATCTCTAGTAAATTTTTCATCTTTAGGGCTATAATATAGATTTTCATAACCCATATCAATTACTTCTTGGATTGATGCCCATCCTATATTTGCATTTTCAATCACAAGTAAGGCTTTATTATACTCTGTTGCTATATTAAATAATACTCTTCCAAAATCTTTAGTAGGAACTTGATCTTTAAATTCTGCTACTTGGGTGCAGCTTTCAACATCTATAATATGAAATGCTGAGTAGTCTTTTGAATCACCTCTAGCTACATCGGCTACAACCATGTATTGTCTTGAATAATCAGGATATTCCCATACCCATAAATTTTGGCCTACTCCCCTTTTTTCAAGTGGTTCTTTAAGAGTTGTTTTTTCTATATAATTTAAAACTTCAGGAGGGAATACTGTGTCGCCAGAAGTTGTAAAATCACAATCACACTCTTGTGCTGCCATTCTATCGCCTAATTCATCATCTTGTTTATCTCTCCATTCTTGGTTTCTTTCTGGGTGTACAGTCCAGGGTAATCTAACAGGTGTAAACCCACTGGTACCATCTTGCGCTTTAGTCCACTGTCTATGATACCAGTTGCCTGTTCCATTAGGGGTAGATAATATAATAGCTCTACCACCAGTGGCTAAGGTTTGTTGAGCAGAGCCCCAAATATCTTCAATTCTATTTTCTTCAATAAAGGCAGCCTCATCAATAATTAGTAAAGAAATGGCTTCTGATCTACCAGCATCACCTGCTGCTGAGACTGCTTTAATTTGTGAGCCATTTTTAAGTCGTATAGATAATCTATTATTTTCAACTGAAGGTAATTTTAACCAACTTGGTAGTTGGTCATACATAAATCTTACCTTTGTTACTAGATTTTTAGCAGTTTCTTGTTTTGTTGCAATTACGAGAATGTTTTTATCCTTTTGAAATAACATCATGTGTAGAGCTATACCTGCTGAAAGGGTTGAAATACCAAGCTGTCTTGATTTTAAAATTATTGATTTATCATGTTTATTTAATAATCCTAATAATTTTTCTTGGAATGGATAGAGATTAAATTGTGTTCTACCTCGAGTTGGGTGTTGAATCCAACAATATTTTTTCATAAAATAAACAGGATCGCTTGCTGATTTAACAAACTCTTGTTTAATGATTGATTTTATATCTGCCATCGTATATACATACTGATAAAAAAGGGGACCTATTGGTCCCCTTAATTTTAATATTTAATTAAGTTGTAATGGTTTAAAGTTTTGCTATAGCATCCTCATAAGTAATTAAATCAGCTACTTCACCATTATCAATACCATATTCAAAGGATTTGCCCTTTTTTACAAGTACTAATTGATCTCTATTTCCTTCTTCTTTTTTAATTGATGCCGGTGTCATTCTAGCATCATCTACTGCTTCTTTATTTTTGTAAAAAACATTAGGTACTAAACCTACACTACCCTTAAATTTTTCTCCATCCATTATAGATGCTAATTTAATTCCCTCATTTAAACGTTTTTTTCTGTATTCACCTTCAGTGATTAAACCAGCTAGTTTTTGCATGCGAAGTGTAGATTCATTCATAGTAGTCATTGGTTTTAAATCATGAACTCCATTAAGACCTTCAAATCGTAGATCATCTTCTTCTAATTCAATTTCATCAACTACATTATCTATAGCATCTTCTTCAACTGGAACTTCTTCATCCATTACTTTTTTACCATCTTCATCATAATTTTTAGGCATTGAATTTTTCATTTTACCATATTCTTTTTGAAGTTTAGCTTGTGCTCTTTCAAGTTCTTTAAGTTGCTTACGAACTTCTTTAACTTTTTTCTTATCCATCATTTCATTAAACTCATTATCTTCATCAATACGAGTTAAACGATCGTTAGTTTCATCAATCATTTCTTGGATAGCTGCTAATTTAGTTTCAAGTGCTGCTTTACGTCCCTGATTTTCGATTTCTTTCATCTTTTTAGCTAATGGATTTTTAGCTTCGTTGATTACTTTTTTAATGTATTTTTCTAATTCACTCATGGTGGTTTTGTTTTCTTTTATGGTTGAGGGGTCAAATCTTCTTACTTCAATTTCAAAAGCTTTTCCTCTTATTTGGGGTTTATCTTGTATGTAAAGATCTCCTTCATTTTCTTTTTTAGTTAATGTTTTTAAATTAAATCTACTAATGACATCATTTAATAAATCTACGTTATCGCCATTAAGGATTATGTATAATGAAGTATCACCTTGGCCTAAAACTAATCCTCCTTTTTTAGGATCATCTCCAATAGGACCATAAAAAGATTTAGGATCGCCCTTGCCTTTTTTTACGGCAATTTCTTTTTCTTTAAGGAATTTTTCTACATCATTTCCAAAGTCTGTTAAATCTTTATTTAAGGCTTCATTTAATCTTTCTTCAGCCAATGGATCGCTTAAATCTAAGTCTTCAAAGTCAGAAAAATCCATTCCTGTTGGATCATCTGCTACATCAAATTCAGATCCTACTGCTTTTCTTCCTCTTGTTTCGGGAGCATTAGGATCGCGATCTGGGGTTAATGATTTTTTTAGAACAGAAGTTATAGTAATTAAACCTTTCTGCTCAAGTGCTGCTAAGAATTTATTTGCTTGTGCTGGACTAGTATATGAAGTAGCAGCAATTACGTCTTTTGAAGTAAAGCCTTCAGGCTTAAGCATTGCTGTTGCAAGTGCTTTCATTTCTTCTGGTGTAAAACGCTTTTTAGGACGTTTTTGACCTGGTGATTTATATGTTTTTAAAACATCATTTACACGTTGCATAAATTGAAGTACATCTTTTAGGCTAGCTTCTTGGCTTAGTTTAAAAATATTAGCTGTGCGAGCCATTTCTTCCATTGGGTCTCCAGCATCGTCATACATTTCACCATCCATTTTATCAAAGGCAAAATCGTCTTCTTCAGGACGTGAGTCAGCCGCCATCATTTCAGGCGACATATTCATTTCTTCTAATGCAGCCTCAATTTCTTCAAGGATAATCTGCTTAATTTCAGTTTTATTCATTACGTACAAATATTGTTGTTAACAGTAATAAATATATAAGGATTATTGAGGAAGCGTATAGTCGAGTACTTGGATAAGAAGAATGGTGCCTAATATACCCCCTGCAGCTCCTACTATAGGTTTATTGTGCCATTTATCGACTTGATTTAAGCGATCTAGGTGTAAGTCAATTTGTTCATTCAATAGAAGAATTTCTTGGTCCTTATAAGAAATAATTAAACTATCTTGCTCTGCAAGTGTTTCATGAAGTGCTATTTCATTTTCAAGCTGTTTTATTAAGACAGTTTTAATTGAGTCTTGTACCTCAAGAGTGTCTAAAGCTAGGAAGAATTCTTCTAACTCTACCGCTGGGATTTTAACAGTGTCTTGAACATTACTTTGTCCAAATAAGCTTGATACAGTTAACCAAAATAAAATTACGAATATGTATCCTAATTTATTTTTCATTTTTTACCCCTATACTTTTTTTTAAAATTTTTAGTAGTTTTTTTAGCACTACTTGTATTTTTAACTTTAGATTTAGTATTAGTTACTTTTTTCTTTTGGGTATTAATTGCTTTTTTAGTTTCAACTTTTTGTTTTTGTACATTTTCAGTCTTAGCTTTTACTTCTTTAACTTTAGCTTGGTTTTTCTTAACCTTTTTATCGTACTCTTTTTTCTTTTTATTTTGTGTGCTTGCGATAGCTGCTGTGCCACCTAAAAGAGCTAGTACACCCAAAACCCATTTCCATAATTTCATGATTAGTAATTTATAGTTTTTATTATTTGTTCAATTCGTTCTTCAGTAGAACCTTTAATAGTGAAATAAACTGGTCTATATTTAAGTAATAATTTTTGAATAGATTCATCTATTTCTTTTCGATACGTAGCATCCGTTTCCCTAACACCATTATCTTTAATATCTATGCCCTCTGGTGGGATGTAAAAAATATAATCATATTGGCCAATAAATCGACGAGCATACTCCATAAAGGCATCTGCATCAATAACGCTTGTACATTGAGCACATTCAGTAAAAGCCATTACATCAATAATAGTTCTATCTGTAATTATATTAGGCTGCATTAATTCAGTTACTCTTTCAGCTAGAAAAATTGTTTGACCCTCAATTGTTGTCTTATGATTAAGAGGAATACCTAATGAATTTAGATATTTACTTCGTTCTGTCACCGCTGTAAAGTTTTCAAATAGAGGGTGTTTTGATAAAGCTTTTGTAAGAGTAGTTTTACCAACACTCATTGTTCCACATAGTCCTATTTTCATTATCCTGCTTGTCTTGATTTATGTTTTGGATCTTTGTACCATGGCATTCCTTTACCACTACGTTTAGCTTCTCTCCAATCTTCTTCTGTGTACTTTACACCATAAATGTAATATTCTCTTAATTTATTTTTACCTTCAGGTATAAGAGCTGGTCCTTCCCAATTATGAAGTTTATTATCCCAATAATATACTATAGTACCATCAGGTGTTTTTAAACGTTTAGTTTTAGGAAAATTTTCTTTTCCTGTCACTTTATTTTGCTCCTCTATAGCTTGTGATTCTTTTAATCTTTTTTCTTCTTTATTCATTTTCTTTTAAAATTGATTCTGCTACATAAGTACCTTGTGCACCTGATACTGTAATACCCCTTGCTGAGAGAGCATCGCCTACAAAGTGGACATTTGGTATCTCTTTAAGAGATAAATTATTATAGTCTACTAATGGTTCTGGGGATAGATATTTTACTTCAGGCATATAAACCCCCCAATCATTACCTAATGATGGGAATACTATTTTCATATCTTCAATAAAATCTTCAATGTAAATAGCATTATCACCAATAGCATCATATAAAGGATCTAAACTATCTACAACTACGGTTTTAACAAATTCACCTTCACTAGTTTTAGATGGTATTCTATGACTAGGTGAGTAATAAGTACCGGTACCATTAACTTGAAGTTTTTTAACTGCTTCACGTGACCAGTCAAATGGTTTGTCTATACCTTTAATTTCCATTAAAATACCAAAATTAGTCATATTATTACGATATGCTTCATCTTTTTTAGCATGACCATTATAACTGTGGTCACCATATGTTTCCTCTACAGCTACATAAGCAGCATTATTATTAGTACAAAACGATCTTAGTGATACACCTTTATCTTCAAACTTACGATACAGCTTAAAATCATAACTTACATCAATTAATTTTTGAAAGTGTTTTTGAGGAGCTTCAAATCTAACACCAATTTGTACTGGCTTTGCTTCAGTAGGTAAATTATATTCCTCAGCTAATTCTTTACCAAAGTCAATACCTGATTTACCTACACCAAATATTAAACGATCGTATTTAA